TTTATTATGAGACAAAAACAATGTTTCCATCGGAAAACCGCAAAGAAATACCTATTTACTACGTCCCTATCCACCCTAACGATCGCGACAAGCGAGATTCCTACGGGTGGTCTATTCTTTACGGAGCATACAGTGCGTGGTTAGTAGCAGCAAAAATATCAAAATGGGTATTACCAGAAAAGTATTACGTTTCTTTCCCATTATCAGTCTACGATCTGCCGTCGCTGCGTTCTCATCGTATAGAAATAGCATCGAAGGACGCCAACTTCTTTGTTTCTTACGATGGTAAGACAGTTAAAGATGACCTACCCATAGCATTTACATTTAATGGAGACGATTTTAAAGCATGCCGAAATCACATAAACCAAACAACCTCTCGGGAATATTTACCCCGTTCACCCGGCCAAACTTTCCCGACGCAGAAACTGCCATACGACGAGCGATGGTCAGCCCGACACTTCCCACTGAAGAAGATCTTCAAGAAAGTATCCGAGACAAGCAGAAACCTAAAAAGCGTTGATTGGTATTACGATATATCTAAATGGGATAATTACTGTGCCTATCTCGGCTCAAAAAATCTTATAGATAAACCAAAACACCCATTGACAGTCGCCCACAAACACGCTATAATACCATATAGGGTCGAGGAAGGGAATGAAGATACTTAAAAGTCTGTGGCATAGGCTCGCGCACAAGCTACACCATTTTAGGTGGTCTCATTTTAAAAAACTATTGAGGGAACACGGAGTGGCGTTCCTTGTCATATTTATTATCTGGGAAATCATTGAAGACATCATGTTTCCATTGCTATTTATATGGCTAGGCAACAATGTCAACCCCTGGTTCCTTACGGGCGCCCCAATAAGTTGGTTGTTGTGCGTTCACCCTATTGCTGTGCCTATTATGTGGGCAATTTGGGTTAAAATTTCAAGGAGGAAGAATGAGTCGAAAGACATCGAAGATCAAGTTTGTGGGCCTTCATGCCCATAGTGTAGCAGGTTCTATTTTTGACGCGCTGGGATATCCCCAGGCGCACATGGATTTTTGCTATGACAACGGAGGAGAGGCACTGGCGCTCACCGATCATGGAAACATGAACGGGCTAGCGTATCAGGTTCTGCACGCCAAGAAGATGCAGGAAGAAGGCAAGGATTTCAAGCCTATCTATGGGTGTGAGGCGTATTTCATCCCGTCTATTGAAGAGTGGCGAGAGGAATACGAGACAGCAATGGAAGACAAGAAGCGAGCACGATCAATCAAGAAGACCGATCAATCAGGCGCTACCGTTGAAGACGCCGGCAGCAGCAAGAAGACGCAAGACATCCTGCGCCGTCGCCGACATCTCGTTTTGCTGGCCCAGAACCAGACAGGGCTCAACAACCTCTTTAAATTGGTATCCGAGTCTTACCAGCCAGAAAACTTTTACAGGTATCCTCGCATTGATTACACGCTCTTAAAGAAATACAATGAGGGCATCATCGCTGCGTCTGCTTGTCTGGGTGGCGTATATGCCGGGAACTATTGGGAGAACCGAGAGGAAGGCGATGAGGCTGTGCTGAGCGCGATGAGCGAGACAACCGAGAAGATGGTAGACATCTTTGGTGATCGCTGGTACGCCGAGATTCAATGGAACAACGTGGAGGACCAGCACAAGCTCAACCAATACATCATCCAGACCGCACAGAAGCATGACATTAAACTTTTGAGCACAGCCGATAGCCACTACCCAGACCCAGAAGCTTGGCGAGATCGAGAGCTTTACACTCGTCTAGGTTGGCTTGGCAAGGGCGGCCTGCCTGAGTATATGGAATCGGAACTGCCCGAGGGAGTGGAAGAGGTTGGCTATGAGCTATACCCGAAGAACGGCGATCAGATGTGGGACAGCTACAAGAAGTACGCCTCTGAGGGCGGCTTTGAGTACGACGATGACTTGGTACGAGAGAGCATCGAAGAGTCCCACCGCATTGCGTTTGATCGCATCGAAAAGTTCTTCCCAGACAACACGGTGCGCCTCCCAAGTTTCGTGGTCCCGGCTGGATTTACTGCGACACAGGCGCTAGTCCAATATTCCCTTGAGGGATTGAAAGAGCGAGGGTTCCAAGGTAATCCAGAGTACATTCAAAGACTTAAGCACGAGCTTGACGTTATTGATGACCGAGGCTTCTCCAAGTATTTCTTGACGATGAAGTCTATCGCTGACGTAGCATCCACAATGATGCTGGCCGGCCCCGGTCGTGGTTCTGCCGCAGGTTCGTTGGTGGCTTATGCGCTGGGCATTACACAGGTCGATCCGATCAGGCACGGACTACTGTTCTCCCGGTTCTTGCGCTCCGATGCTACAGACTACCCTGATATTGACTATGATATATCTGATAGCATGGCACTGAAGGAGAAGCTTGTAGAGATGTGGGGCGCCGACTGCGTTGCTCCAATCTCTAACTGGAACACCCTCCAGCTGCGCTCGCTTATCAAGGACATCTCAAAGTTCTATGACGTGCCATTCACGGAGGCAAACACGGTCACATCTGTGATGATCCGAGAGGCAACGCCCGAGGCTAAGAAGAAGCACGGTATCAAGGCTGGCATCTATGCGCCCACGTGGGAAGAGACAATGGAGTTCTCGCCGTCACTGCGTGCATACCTGAACAAGTATCCAGCAGTCAAGGCGCACGTTGAGGGGCTTGTGGGACAGGTCCGCTCATGCTCGCGCCACGCCGGCGGCGTGGTCATCGCAGAGAATCTAGACCAGAGCATGCCATTGATTAACTCTGGTGGTGTGCGACAAGCACCGTGGGCAGAAGGTCAGAACGTCAGGCACCTTGAGCCGATGGGCTTCATTAAGTTTGATTTGCTGGGCCTGTCTACGTTAAAGATGATGGAAGGCGCCATCGAGCACATCCTCCGCCGGCATCATGGCGTTGAGAATCCAACTTTCGCACAGGTGCGAGAGTATTACGATGAAAACCTACACCCTGACAGGATCGATCTTGACAACCAAGAGGTATACGAGAACATCTTTCACAAAGGCAAGTGGGCTGGAGTCTTTCAGTTCACAGAGCAAGGAGCACAAGGGTTCTGTACGAAGGTCAAGCCACGAAACATTATTGATGTTTCTGCTGTGACTTCTATCTTCCGCCCTGGTCCGTTGTCGGCTGGTGTTGACGCAGACTATGTGGAAGCCAAGGAGCACCCACATCAGATCGCATACCTTTCAGACGAAGCCTGCGAGATTACACAAGAGACATTCGGCTTCCTAATCTTTCAGGAGCAAATCGCGCTGTTGGGCCATAAGCTCGGTGGCCTAACTCTTGACGAAGGCAATATGCTACGCAAGGTGTTGACGAAGAAGGGAACCGGAAAGAACAGCGTGAAAGGCAAGCTCCACAAAAAGTTCATCACAGGATGCGTTGACAAGGGTATAGCCCGTGACGCTGCCCAAGACCTGTGGGACAAGTTTGAGTTTTTCTCAGGGTATGGCTTTAACAAGTCGCATGCGGTCAGCTATTCCATCATCTCATTCCAGTGTGCGTGGTTGTTCAATTACTACCCTGCGGAGTGGATGGCGGCGTTCCTTGACAAGGAGCCCGAGACTAGAAAGGAGAAGGCAATCAACATCGCCAAGAAGTATGGCTTTAAGATTGCGCCGCTTCACATCAACAAGTCGGGCACGGTCTGGGAGATCAGCGAGGATGGTAAGACAATGATTCAGCCGCTTACATCTATTAAGGGACTGGGCATGGCAGCGATCGATCAGATCCTTGCTAACCGACCGCTCAACAACGCCGAAGAGCTTTTGTTCAACGAGGGCATTACATACTCTAAGTTAAACAAGAAGTCCCTAGACGCCTTGTGTCGAGGGGGCGCCCTCGATGATATCATCGATGATCGCTTTACTGGCAGAAAGCACTTCTGGTCTGCGTGTATCGTAGATCGCCCAAAAAATCCCAAGAGATTTTCTGAGAATTTGGAGCTTTACCGACCCGAAGGGGACTTCACCGAAGAGGAGATTATCCAGTTTAAAACTGATTTGACTGGAGTATTCCCGATCAATCTAGTGATCCCGCCAGCAACCGTTCAAAGGCTTCAAGAGAAGTTCATCCCGCCGATTTCCGAGTTCGATCCCGCGCTACAGGTCTGCTGGTTTATCCCGCGCAAAATCGTCCCCAGAAAGACAAAGAACGGGAAGAACTATTGGATTGTTGAGGTTATCGACAGCAACAACGAACTCACCCGCATCCGGTGCTGGGGCGTCAAGCCCGAGAAGGATCGCATTCATTTGAACCGCCCATACATGGCTCGTTTGAAGTATGACGAGAACTGGGGCTTTTCAACTTATGCCATCGGCAAAACATTCAGACTACTAGGATAAAACATGAACATTATATATACACCAAGCCCTCTTTTAAAGGAGGTAAAATTCAGAAGCGAGAATCTTCCCGTAGTTATTCGAGTCAATAAGTTTGATGAGAGCGCAGCAAAAGAATTCTCAAAAGAGATAATGAAAGCCCAGAACACAGGCCAGCCCGTCGTACCGGTTATAATTGATAGCTACGGAGGTCAGGTATACAGTCTAATGTCTATGATTTCTGATATTCAGCACTCTCGCGTCCCCGTTGCTACGATTGTTCAAGGAAAAGCCATGTCGTGCGGTGCTATCTTGTTTAGCTTTGGTGTCGAAGGCCGACGCTATATGGATCCAGACGCCACTGTTATGATTCACGATGTTAGTTCAATGGGCTGGGGCAAAGTTGAGGAAATTAAAGCTGACGCCAAAGAAGTTGATAGGCTAAACCAGAAGGTCTATAAGATGATGGCTGCGAACTGTGGACATGAAGAGAACTATTTTCTGGACATTGTTCACGAGAAGGGACATGCGGATTGGTTTCTAGACGCCAAAGAATGCCGCCGCCACAAGCTAGCGAATAAGCTCAAGATTCCCGAGATGAAGATTGGCGTAAAAGTTGAATTTGATTTTAAATAATCATTGACAGACACAACACAATTTGCTACAATAATAAAGTATCCAAGGAGGGATAAAATGGCTTCAACTAATGAAGAGAGAAAGCGTTACGTCAAGGAATATATTCGTTCGTTGGCGGCAATTGAAGAATGCATCGAGCCCTATAAGGAGCAGAAGCGAGAGCTTCGTTCCGAATTCCGAGAGAATGGCTGGCTCAATACTGACGAGATCCGTGCTGCTGTCAAGGCATATCGACTCTACAAGGGCAAGGTAAACATTGATGAGGTTGTTGAAAACTTCAATATGTTTTCAGGAGAAGAAGAGTGATCATTGAGTATACCAAGACGCGAGACAGCGCACATAGCCCGCAGCGCGCGAATCCATCGGACGCTGGGCTAGATGTGTTCTACTCTGCGACAGAGCCGCAAGAGATTATTGCGGTTCATCCCAACACCAGTATGCTAGTGCCGACTGGCTTGCGCTTTGGTGTGCCTCATGGCTATATGCTGGAGGTAAAGAATCGTTCAAGCGTGGCAGCTAAGTTAAACTTGGTGGTTGGCGCTTGTGTGATTGATTCGGGCTACGATGGAGAAGTATTCATCAATGTCCATAACATTGGACGCGACAGTCGCGTCATTCAAGACGGCGACAAGATCGCGCAACTGGTAATGATGCCGGTTGTACACTTCCAGCCGCAAGAAAACACAGACGGCACGCTATACGATTATCCTAAAACAATTAGCAACAGAGGCACAGGAGCCCTAGGAAGCACAGATGCTTAATCAAACAGAAAATTTTACCAGCGTTAGTGCATGTGATATTTATACACAAGGAGCCATGGCAAATCATACTGGCTCGATGAACGAGATGAGCATCAACGAGCAACTACGTTCGATGAAGCTCGCACCAAAGCCACGACGGTATGAATCTAATTGGTCAACAACACGTCTTTCTGAGGTAGATTGTGATTTGGCTAGCCTCGGTATCTGCGCGGAGTTCAAGTATCAGGAAGTGCCCGGTACCGCAGACCAGAAAGGATGCACAGAACTTCATAATGCGGCTGAGACAATTGAGTGCGATGACTATGTTTTGGTATGTTCTGGGATCCATTGGGAACGTCCGCGTGGCGCCCAATTGGTAAAGTTTTATAAAAGAACTGCCGACAAGCTGAACAAGCATCCAGAAACTTTTTGTGTAGCCGCAAAGAGGCTTCATGTAATGAAGCGTGATGAGTTTATTAAATTTGTTGAACAAAGAAAAAAGGAGAAACTACAAAATGGATAAAAACACACAGAAGACAATGTTTAGTTCAAAAACCGGCGAGTGGGCAACCCCTCAAGAGTTCTTTGATAAACTTAACTGGCGCTTCGGACCATTTGATTTGGATCCGTGCGCAACACCACATAACACAAAGTGCCCTAATTTTTATACGGAAGCAGAAGACGGTTTATCTAAGGACTGGACAGGCCACACCACATTCGTTAACCCTCCATATGGAAGAGGCATTGACAAGTGGATTGAAAAGGGATATAATACTGCTAAAGATGGAGCCTCTAAGGTGGTAATGCTAATCCCAGCGAGAACTGATACCAAGTATTGGCACAATTATGTGATGAAGGCCTCAGAGGTATATTTCCTCAAGGGCCGGCTAAAATTTGGAGACAGTGTAAATAGTGCACCCTTTCCGTCAGCTATCGTCGTGTTTAGCAGCGGCTCTCAACAGATATTTGGGACAATGAATCGATGAATCGCAGCGAAGTCTACAAGAGCCTAGAGATTTTTAATAAAAATCACCAGGGCCGCTGGATTCCCAATCCTTACCATGATACATTAAAAGATGTTGACATTGGCCACATCATTCAAGAGCGTCTAACTGGTATTCGCGGAGACAGGTGTGTAAAGCCCGATTATCATGGCTATGAATTGAAAGTTTCAACTGGTCAAGTTAGCTTATGTACAAGTGGGTGTTATATAGAGCCCGACAGCCTTCTGAGGTTTGGAAAGGTGAGAGAGGACGGCAAAACAGAGGCATACCAGAAGTTTTATTACGATCGCGATTCTGATACCAAAAAATACAAATGGAAGACGAAACTGCTCCTCTCAGAGAATAGTGTTCAACTCATATACACCCACGTGGATAATGGCGAGCAGCACTCTAATGAGTTACCGCTAAACACCATTCGTGACGCTTACAATGCTAAGCTAAAAAACCTTATCTTATGTAACGTCCAGAAGGATGGAGAAAATAATCGTATCAAGATAAAAAGTTTTGTGGTGTGCGAAGGATTTAGCTTCCTGGGGTTTTGTAATGCCTTAAAAGATAGGAAGATCTGGTTTGAGACGAGGTGCAGAACTGGCAAGAACCGCGGCAACACCTTTAGGATGGCCTCCGCATCTCTCTCTCGGCTTTATAAGACCGTGCAGGAGATAACATGAATAGAAAGCAGCGCCGCGAGATGCAAAAGAAAGTGGGGAAGGAAAACTCGCAAAAACTTGCCGAAAAAATTTTCCAGTTCGATAAGTTGCCTGACGAGTGCTTGGCTTGCTTGAAGCCGTTTGATAAGAAGAGCAAGGAAATGGCCCGCACTTGGAACGTTGTCGTAAGAGATGAGGACACCGTTCGGCTATATTGTCCCGAATGTTGGAACACAGCACAAAAAGTTATTCAACAATACAAAAAGGAGAAAGAAAATGTCAGTTGAAAGAATATCAGGCCCCGCTTTGGAGCGCCTAGTGAAGGGCGATATCGAGGAGGAAGCAACCTGCGTGGTTAAGTTTTATTCAAACGAGTGCCACCTTTGTCATGCTTTAAAAGATCAGTATGAGCAAATTTCAAACCATTATGACGATATTTATTTTTTCGCATTTAATGTTGATGATCACGATGAGCTTGATAAACTTCTCCCGGTCAATGGAACTCCGAGCATCTATTTGATTAAGACGGGTGCAAACAAAAAGATGCTTAATCTTCCGGATCCCCAAGAGCCCGATGAAACAACGTGGTATACTTTTGAATATATCAAGAATTTTATAGATAGGATGAGTAGATGAATAAAACATATTCTTACGATGATGTGTTACTCGTTCCACAGTATTCTGACATTCGTTCACGCGCGGAGATTGACATATCGACTGATTTAGGAAAGGGCGTTATACTTCAATTGCCTATCTTTGCATCTCCAATGGATACTATTTCCGAGGGTGCAATGGGAAATGCGATGGGAAATGTTGGCGCTAGCGCAATTATTCATCGGTACAATACCATTCAAGAGCAGGCGAGCGAGATCAACAAGGTTAACTCCCCTCGCCTTATTGGCGCTGCTATCGGCATCTCTGGCGACTATCTTGAGCGCGCTAGTGCACTTGCAGACTGCGGCGCCGATTTCTTGTGCGTTGACGTTGCTCACGGACACCACATTATGATGAAGGAGGCGCTGCACAAACTCAGAAAGCTATTTGGTGACGATTATCATCTAATGGCCGGTAACGTTGCAACGCTTGAGGGCATCAACGACCTCGCAGATTGGGGCGCCGATAGTGTTCGCTGTAACATTGGAGGAGGATCCATTTGTTCCACGCGCGTGCAAACAGGCCATGGTCTCCCAGGCCTACAAACTATAATTGAGTGTGCTAAAACCGATAGAGACGTTAAAATTGTAGCCGATGGCGGTATTAAAAATTCCGGCGACATGGTGAAGGCTCTTGCGGCAGGAGCAGACGCTGTAATGATTGGCTCCTTGCTCGCAGGAACAACCGAGGCTCCTGGAGAAATATATATGGACGCCAAAGGCGATCGATGGAAAACCTATCGAGGAATGGCCTCCAAGGAGGCACAAATAGAGTGGCGCGGAAAATATTCATCTTTTGAAGGCGTTGTTAGTCGAGTGCCCCATCGAGGGCCCGCAGAAATGATTCTTGAGGATCTAGAAAAGGGGATCCGTTCTGGGTTTTCATATAGCGGAGCCAGAAATTTAACACAGCTCCACGCCTCCGCGCACTTTGTCTGTCAGACCACATCAGGTCTTTCAGAAAGTCGCACGCATATCAATACGAGGAGCTGGTAGTGTCTGGTGACGTAGCCAATCCGCACCTGGATAAGAAGGTTGCGTTCGTAGAGAATACCCACCAGCACGCTAAACTTATTTTAAAGTTACGACACGACGGGGTGACTCAATCAAAGTTCTTCCGAGCAATAATTGCCGGATACCTTGATGGCGATGAACGAATACAAAGCTATATTGATGAAATAAAGCCGCAAGGCAAACAAAAGAGAGCAAAATCAAAGAAGTTGAGAGACGAAGGAAAGCAGATGATGAAAGATTTTGGATTGAATGATGGGGAAATAGAGAACATATTTGATCTCATCGAAGAGGAGCGTCCAGAAATATGAAGATTGACGGATTACGCGAATGTTCTCGCAAATGTATAAACAAAAAGAAAAGCTGCGTAGAGAAAGAGTGTCGCTTATGGCAAGACTTTCCAGAGGAATATAATTGTACTCTAGTTTCAGTTTATGAGCACGGTCCCATGACTCTCCGAGAGGTTGCAGAAAGAGAACATTTATCTTTTGCGAGGATAAAACAAATCGAAACTAAAGCCCTAAGAAAACTTAAGTCATTAAATTTGATAGGTTGTTTTCGTTTTTGATGCCATTACCAAAAGTTATTACTATTTATTTTTGAGTTT